GTTCTCTTTATGAAAAACGTGGCTTTCAGAAGGCCGTCGATAAACACAATCGCCGAGTCAATGGGATCGTTAAGGATCCGAAGAAATCCCTCTGGTGGCGCTTGACCAGCTGCGTCCGAACCAAACCAGAGTGGAGACTACCAGCGAAATAGGGAGGTCCGACCTTGGCACCCGCTCTTTGCGCTTATCACGGTCAAGAACTGCGTGAGGGGGCTGCAGGGAGTTGGGGGCCAAACCCACCCAAGGGTTGGACACACAATGAGGCAAAATCTCGCAAACTCACAATCATCGCATGTAACGTGCCTGGCACTTGGAGACCATACACACATGCTGATTGCATTTGCAACCAAATGGTTGGTATATCCAACCGAGTTCTCGGTAAGGTGCCGCGACCTACTATAGAAGGACTCAAGATGCTCAAATCCGAGATGAAGCGGATGTACTACTGGCTGCCTAAACAGCGCCAGTGGTCATTAGTTGAGGTTTTAGAGAGCATCAAAGACCACCGTAAGGCAATATACGAGCGTGCGCGACAATCGCTCGAGAAAAGAGAATTTGGGAGGGAAGACAGTCGCATCCTTGCTTTCGTCAAGGCCGAACTAAACACCATGGATAAGGTAAATCCAGACCCGAGGCTTATACAGGCACGATCTGTGCGCTATAACCTCATGCTAATGACTTACCTACGTCCTTTTGAGCATTTGGTATTTCAAATGAAATCCAAGCGCGGACTGCGCATTTTTGCCAAGTGTCGTACGGCAGTTGAACGAGCCAATGATATATTGGAGAAGTTTACGGTGTTTCCCAGCACCGTTTGCTTCAGCTTGGACGCTAGTCGTTGGGACCAGCATGTTGATGTGAAGGTTTTAGAACTGGAACATGCTATCTATAAACATGCATATCCCGGCGACTCCTTCCTACAGCGGTTGTTAGACTATCAGATATACAACCGTTGTTCCACACGCGAAGGCGTGAAATATGCCAAACTGGGTGGTCGTAGTAGCGGTGATGTCAACACTGGCTTAGGCAATTGTCTAGCCATGACCGCAATGGTTGCAGCAGTCATGCGTGTATTGGGTGTGCCGTATGAGATATACGATGATGGTGATGATTGCTTGCTGTTCATTCCGAGAAACGAACGTGAGAGGGTTCGGAATGGCATAGGTAAACTGTTTTTGGAGTTTGGCCAGGAAGTCAAACTGGAAAATGAGGCGATTCGCCCT